GACAATGGCATTGTCACCGGAAAGAATATTAGGAATACCCTCACTTATATCTTTTTGAACATATTATCCGCGGTGATAAAGGTGACGGCATTCCTAATATTCTTTCCGGTGACAATGCCATTGTCGCTGGTGAACGCCAATCGCCGATTACGAAAAAGAAAATCGACGCATGGTTAGCCAGCGCAGAGAACCTACAAAGTGTAATGGATTCTGAAACATATAGAAACTATCAACGCAATGTACAACTTATTGACTTAAGTAAAGTACCACAAGACATTAAAGATCAGATTATAAATACATATGAATCACAGGAAGTAGCTCCTAGAGCACGCATTCTTGATTACTTGATTAAAAAACGTTGTAACTTATTAGTTGAATCAGTGAGTGAATTTTAATGGCTAAAAGAATATTAGTTTCTGAGGTGCTAGAATTAGTATCTAAAGCGGAGACAAAGAAAGAAAAGATTGAAGTGCTTCGTAAGCACAACTCTCTTGAGCTTCGCGATGTTTTAAAAGGTGCTTTTGACGATACGGTAGAGTTTATTCTTCCAAAAGGACAACCACCAATCGACGAGCTGGAAAAAAAGAAGTACGACAAACGTCACCTAGTGCATGAGACAAAGAAGTTTCGTTACTTTGTTAAGGGTGGTCCTGGTGAACAGGTTAACGCATTGAGACGTGAACGTATGTTTATCGACATGCTCTATAGAATCGAAAGCGTAGAAGCTACATTGGTCTGCAAAATGAAGGACAAAGAACTAGATGGCGTCTACAAAGGATTAACTAAAAAACTTATACAAGAGGCATTCCCAGGATTGATTTTTAAATAAATACATCTATGGAAGCAGTATATCATACACAAAAGCTCGGTCATAAAATGATCGGGCTTTTTTCGCTTTAAGGAGACAGCCTATAGAATAGTAATCTATATCATGTGATTTTATCAATGTACAACTCATAATAGGAGAACGCATGGTTCCTTCCCAAATAGAAAAACTCAAAAAAGATTCGCGCGAATTAGATCATCATATTGCACGCATGAAGAAGGAGGGTAGAAGCGATGTAGCCGCTAGGTTACTCGGTAAAAAAGCACACATCGATTCATACATAGAACAAATCACAGACGAAAGTCGATACACATCAAAGTGGGACTTTTCATATAGACACTAGAAAGTAGGTGATCCATATCTCGGCAAGGGCCTTTTTAGGTCCTTGTTCGTTTTCACGATATGAAAAGATAGAAAAACCCTTATAAATCAACAACTTACAGCCCTGTACAAATACGGGAAACTGTGGTATAATATTACTATCGACAGTGAAATTAGGATTACTCGTGATCATCTATACTCATCAAAAATCTAAAAAGCGCAAGCCTACGGCTAAGCAGCGTCAGCTGCAAGCTGACTGGGAAGCACTCATCAAAAAGTACGAACCTAAGAAACCTGTGCCAAAAGCAGTAAAGCCTGTTGTTAAACCAAAAGCCTACGTCCGTGAAACACCTCACTATCCGTCTTTGAATAGTGGCTACCACGATACGTCTAAGCGTACACAACACATGTACACAGGTGATAAGATGATTGGTATTGGCACTCTTCACAAGTCTAATGCAGTACCTATCTTTAGCGAGGACGATGCAAAAGAACAAGCTCGTATGCGCCGCGGGTAAGCCCTGTACAGCGGGCAATTTTTGTGATATAATAGCTATACAACAGTGAAAAAGGAAATATATTATGTTAGCATTTTGTGATTATATTGCGTTTAGAACACGCAAAACTCTTGATGAAATCACTCAAGCAGGTGATACTTATCTAAAAGAAGTTTCAAAAGTATCTTTTGATCTTAGTGAAACTGGTTCTTTTCTTTCAACAAAGAAGACGATGATCGTCACTGATCATTCCGGCAAACAATATCGTTTAACTATTGAGGAGGTTTAATCATGGGTTTAGATATGTACGCTTTTTCGGTTTCAAAAGAAAACGCTGTAGGTGACTTTGAGTGCCGCACGACTAGTGATGGTGGAGATCACCAAGAGATCGCTTACTGGCGCAAGTTCAATGCTTTGCATGGCTGGATGCAAGATCTCTACCGCGACAAAGGTGGAGACGCTGAGTCTTTCAACTGCATTCCAGTAAGACTCACTCCAGCTGATCTTAACGCTTTAGAAGAGGCGTTGAACAGTAACTCCTTAAGACCACGCGAAGGGTTCTTCTTTGGTGCACAAGACATTTACCCAGAAGACATTGTATCGACTAGGAAGTTCATCAGTGATGCTCGTCGAGAAATGTTAGAAGGTAAAGAAGTCTACTACGATTCATGGTGGTAATATGGTAATCAGAGCTAAACAACCAGTGAGTGAAATCGTGATCGACCTCACTGGTCCTGAAGGTAACGCGTTTTGTCTTATGGGTTATACACGTAAATTGGCACGACAACTAGGATTGAACAGCGAAGAGATCATTAACGACATGATGAGTGGAGACTATGAGCATCTGCTTGAAGTGTTTGACAATAACTTCAGTGATTATGTAGTATTGGAAAGATAATGATACGTTGGATTGAAAATGTAAGTTGGGATGACGTTAAGAACGGTTGGCACTCTGACATGGGCGAGAACGCTATGCTCATTCAGATTGCAGACCCAGCTACATTCTTTCCAACGCCTAAGAAGTCTTTCAAGCAAGTTCATCAGTTCGAATTTCTTGACGCTGAAGACGACGACAAGTTTGATGATGACTTTAAGATCAGTGATGAACAGGCTGAGAAGCTTGTAGCTCTATTGAAGGAAGCAAAAGAAAGTCATATGAACGTGTTGGTTCACTGTCACGCTGGCATATGTCGTAGCGGTGCAGTAGTAGAAGTTGGTACGATGCTAGGGTTCACTGCAACGGATCGATATAGACAACCTAACCTTCGAGTCAAGCACAAGATGATGAAGGTGTTGGGTTATACTTATAATGAATAAGTCCTGTACAGCGGGCTTTAACTGTGATACAATATATCTATGATAGACTTTATATTAAATACTTTTGGTTGGATTAAAGATGACTGGCATTCGCACAAAATTCGTTTCATCGTTGAGATCTTGGCTTGGGCTATCTCCGTTGGGTGTGCGATCACTATGGCACTCACCGTACCAAATCCGCCTCTACTTGCTATGTATCCTGTTTGGATCCTTGGTTGCGCTATGTATGCTTGGGCTGCTTATACTAGGAAATCGTTTGGCATGCTGGCTAACTACTTGCTTTTAACTACGATTGATACTGTTGGTTTGATTCGGATGTTGTAATGTCTAGCGATATCGACAAGCAAAAGCATGGTGAGCGATTCTTTCAGAAAGTTAAAAAGCTTGCGAGAAAGATGAAGCTTGCTAAAGAGTATGGCTATAAGCATGTATTGAAAGATCCTCATAAGTATCATAAGTCATCTCTGTTTAGTTGTGGTAATCCCAATTGTATTATGTGTATGAATCCACGCAAAGCGTTCGGTGAAAAGTCTATGCAGGAGCGTAGGCTTGAACAGAAGGAAAACTTTAAAGATGAATAAAGATCGACAGATGGTGATGATGGCAGTCCTTGAAGGAAAGCTTGATGCGTCTCATGTTACTATGGAAGAGCTTAAAGAACTTGAAGACAATATATTCGAGTTAATTGCAGATCGTAAAACAACATTTGATACGTGGGAAACTATACAATGACGAACGAAGACTTTATTGAATTAGACTTACTCGCTGCAAACTTAATGGTAGAGAATAAAGAGCTTAAAGCTCGTAATGAAATGCTTGAAGCGGAGTGTAAAGCTATGCGGGAACAAATCTACAACCTTGAAAAACAGGTGTACAACGGGCCCACGATGTGATACAATATTATTATGGATACTAAAATTACTCTATACCTCGACATGGACGGCGTTCTTTCTAACTTTGAGAAAGCATACCGAGCTATGTGGAATGAATTCAAATTCGATCGCGAGCGCTTCAGGGAAGCAGTGATGGAGCGCAAGATCTTTAGTCACCTTGAGCTTATGCCAAATGCAGACAAGTTCTTGGCAAAGATCCGTGAGATTGAAAGTGGATACGGTTCTCATCTAAACATTGAGATGCTAACCTCTGTCGGTACTCATAGAACAGACATGGGTAACGCTGGCCGCGAACAAAAGACTGAATGGTTGCTTAGACACGACATCAACTACAAGCCTAACTTTGTTTGCTCAAAGCCTGAGAAAGCAAACTACGCTGGTAGTCGTAAGTTACTAGTTGATGATCACAGCGGTTGCATCGATCCGTTTAATGCAGCTGGAGGCGTAGGTCTTCTACACCTTGATGATAACTACCTTGATACAGTGGATAGGATCTACTGGTACTTAGACGAAGCGTTAGCGGGATACGTATGAACATATTCTATTTAGATCACAACCCAGTTGAAGCTGCTCGGTCTCATCTTGACAAGCATGTAGTTAAGATGATTCTCGAGTATGCTCAATTGTTGTGTACTGCTCATCGATTACTTGATGGCAAAGAATCTATCGTGTTATCAAAGTCTGGCCGTAAGAAAAAAGTATGGCAGTTAGACGATGAGCGCGACTCTTTGCTTTATGCTGCTACACACATTAATCATCCATCAGCGATCTGGGCTCGTAAAAATAAAGTGAACTACGATTATCTTTACGCGTTGTTTGTAGCTACATGCGACGAGTATACGTATCGCTACGGTAAAGTACATTTGACTGATACTAAACTTCGTAGCGCTTTACACGAATTTCCAAAGAACATTCATAGCGACGATAAGCTTCATGTGTGGCATGGTCCTACACCTGCAATGCCAGATGAGTGTAAAGTAGTCGGTGATCACCTTGCTAGCTATCGTAAGTACTATATAGATAAAAAAGCTGA